CTCTTAATAAAACTCTTTCCAGTGCGTTATCATCGCGAGTTGGTTTGTACACGGGGTTGAGTAATGTTATCTTTTCTTCGATTGCTTCTTGCTCATCGGGAGATATTCCAAACGCAGCAAAGAAGCTAGCTCGAGTGTTTGGATGCACGGCCTTGGAGCGATAATCAAGGCCTTTAGTCATCCAAAACATACCGTTTTCCTCGGCGGGTGGCAACTTTAGGTTACCACCCATTGCACGTAGTCTACGGTATAATGCAGTATAAATGGGAATATGACCAGCGAGATGCAACCCGCACTCTCCGATGAGTCCACAATGTCTCCGCCAGTCATTTTCACACAATATGGATTGGTAAGTGGCCAAGTCCTTATCTACGGACGTTGCCACTTTCCTAACCATAATATATCCATCCTCAGTCCATACAGGCTGAGTTTGACAAAATTCAACTTGCTCAAACTCATACACTGGCTTTTCAACTTTCATCACCAACCCATAAGTTAAAAACCAAGCGTGCAACCCCGCACAAACTCTGCTCTCTTGCTCTCTCTCAAAAATCAACACACAATCATCTCCATTATTGGCCAGTGATGCTGTCACACCCAAACTGTCCAAATACGTGTACACCAACGCACACATAATGAGGCAATTGCCAAGCGCAGTGTTCATGTCGCCGCTCATCCGACTTCCCACCACATGATACTTGGCTACACCATCCTCACAATATGCAACACCTGTGTTTCTCAACTGTTGCTTGAGCAACCACCCAAGCTTAGTGTCACCAGGGTAATAGCTTTGGTATATGCCATGCTCGAATTTGAGCAATGGCACGCGGACATGCTGATCAAATCTGCTAGCATCCAACCCTATTGCAACTGGGTTGGCATATTTAGTCCACTTGTCCCGCATGTGTCTTCCGCTTTCCAAAGCGTTAAAACCCTTAAACACAGTTGTCTCGCCGAAAACGCGTTTTATTGATTTGTATATCATCGGTTCTAAATGCCGTATATAACATCCTAGTGCTAAATTAAATCTCGCTGATCGCGGTTGAATCATGCGAGGCGCAGGATCAATTTTATCTGTAAAATTGATCTTCTCTGCTTTAACAAAAGCACGTATCTTTGCATCCCCCTTATTGATTGGTTCAAAATCCAAAGATTTACTAGCAGCTGTATACACGGCGAGCTTCCGGCCAGAATAACACCGAAGAAATTCTTCGGGAGTTAAAACGGCGGTGCATACTCGCTTACGCAACAACTGGTCGCGAAATTTTTGAAGGGTAGCATTGACCATGACAGTTACTCGAGGTGGCGCGAAACCTTCAGAGTTGAGGAAGACTCGCTCCTGCAACCCTCTAGCAACATTGTCAATTGTGTTATCATGCACCCCGTACAGCGTCCCGGCATCTAGACTCAGAAGACGACTAACTATACGGGGTTTGACCACCCCAATGCTTTGCGTGACGGTCATGGTGCACCCATTCGAGTACATTTGCGGTTTCAAAATGCAACTCGTACGGGTACCGTCACGCTGCACTGGGCAGCCCTA